TGCCGATTCGCCTCCGAAGAGGTATGTTTGTCGTTTATAACAACAAAAGGTCATTGAAGAATGACCACACGCTGGTGCCCGCCCCTCCCGACAATTGGAAGGGCAGGGCCCCGCATCGTGGTGCTGCATAGCAGCACGCTCATCCAGAGACTGGATGAGTACTACGGAGAATTCCGTAGTGTATGCGACTTCTTTGAGAGGCGCATCTCACCTGAGTACCAACTCAGGTGTCTGAGGGTCCGTGGACCCCCAGCGTATCTATCGGAGTTCGCTCCGTGTGATCAGCAGACGTTACTGCTTAGAAGCCTTTATTTTAAGGCTTCCGCCGCACTTCGTGGGAAGATGCGCAGGCGACTGGATTCCGGTCACCTTAACCAGGTTCGTGCCTGGTTTCAGACAGCTGATGCAGCTGTCCTGCCACTGCTTATATGCAGTGAGCGCCACACCAGCCTCTTGGAGGCTGAAGTGGATACTCTAACCAACTGGGTGTTAGAGAACTGCGCGCATAATTACGCGCGGTTTCAGAGCGAATGGAAGGCTCTGAAAAAGCGGATGAGAAAATCATTCGCTCTCCACGGTGATCTTGATCACGTGGAATGTCCGGGATTCATGATCCCGTACCTCCGTGCAGCACGCACGGCGCTCAATGGATTCCCCATTGAGGACCCCAGTGATCTGGGGCGATTTGTATTGCTCTGGTGTCAAACCAGAGCTACAGGTATGGCCGATCAGAAAATGATCGACATCAGCTATGAGAAATTCATAGCTACAGTAACACAGCCGGGTCAGGCTGTGAGACTTAATCCTGCCATATTAGGCAAGATAACCGAACCCTGCAAAAGGGTTGACGGTAAATCCGGCAAGGTATCTGTCGGAACCACCTCATGCCTTGAAAGCACGAGGAGCATGGGAGGCAAGACTGCCTTCCTAAGCACCCTAGCTAGACATAAGTCAGTTAGGGCGGAGTACGATTTCCGTACTCTTGAGGCGACGCCAGTGGCGCCGCGTCCGGTCAGGTCCGCTAAGGACCTGGTCCACTGGGCAATATATCAGTTATTGCACCACCCAACCTACACATCATGTGTCAGGTTGCACGGGGTCGCCGAGCCTTCAAAGGCCCGGACGATAACCGTAGCACCGTATGCGTATCAGGTGCTTATGGGAGTTTTTGCTCACATATTTCAGCCGTCTTTAACATCACGGCAGATAAAGTCAGGCCTTAAGGCCGACCGACATCTGTGGAGGTTTCTCACAGATGTACTCAACCCACAAAATACCGAGTGGGGGGAGCTTATAAACAATAATACTGTTTATGCACTTTCGACAGATTTGTCGGAAGCCACAGATTTTGGCAACAAGGATGTTGCCAGACAAATCTGGCACAGCCTCATAGAAAGGGCTGAGAATCCAGAGTTCCCTCTGGGTTTGGCACTGCTCGCGAAGAGCAAGTACTGCGGAAAACGCTTTGCGTTTGTTCCGTCACAACTGGGTTACCAGTTGGTCGTCATGCAGCGCGGCTGGATGATGGGTGATATGATGACTAAAGTCATACTCACACTCGCACACCAATATTGTTGCGAGAAATCGGGCCTAAGGGTTTATACCCTCGTAGGCGACGATGAGATCGCTCTTGAGAACGATCCGGAGAAATTGCATAAGCATATCTCCACCTTGAATGAGATATTCAAGGTGTCTGAGTTAGACACATTTGTGTCATCTCGGATGGCTTTCTATTGTGAAGAAGGAAGCCTCGTGCCACAATCAGTGCACGATACCCCTCACGTACAAATGAGGAGGGGTCACGACCTTTTCTACTTGGATTATCCAAGGATTAGGTTGCTTCTACCTCAACCAAGTGAGGTAGATGCCTACTCTATGACTAACATAGGGCGGTTTAGTCTCCTGGGAAAGGAGACTAGGTGGGTTGCAAACAGTAACCCACGAGCCAAGCGATTCTTTGATCAAGCGGCTCTCCTGCAGCACATACTTGTGCCGCAAGAACCGGACTGTATAAGTCCGTACACCCCAATAGAAATTGGGGGTGATGGTGCTTACCCTATGGACGGTAAGCACATGTTACGAGTTATAGAAAACAAATCTCGTAACCCCCGGGAAACTAAGTACCGGCTGTCAGCCCTGCTTAATGGCAGATTTGGCTACAAATTTGTTCGATCTAATCGAACAGATAAGGTGGTGCATAAACACCACCTTTACCTCCCAAAACTGGAAGGTATGAAGGCACTATTACCGCCTGAGGCGGTAGTGACTCCACGTGATCAGAACCAAAGGACTCTGATCAACTCACTGAAGATAGACATGTTCAGTGATCCGCAATCCGTATTCTTCGAGATTGCAAAGGGACTGTATTACCAGTCCCTACTACGGGGACAGAAACCCGTGGAGCCGATCTTCTCTATAGAAAGGAAGTTCAGCGAGGGGAGGACCGAAGATCCTCACCTAGACTATGATCTATTTTTGCAGACATGGTCGAATCCTGGATTTAAATTCCAGAATGATTGGGGTTATGTGGTTGATAAAACCAAAATCCCAATGTTGAACCCGATGAATTTAGGGTTCGATTGGTCTTCCTATGTACCAGAGAAGACACGCCTCAAAGGATACTTTGAGGACTGGCTAAGAGATAACAGTGACTTGCTCACTGAATCCTTACCAGATCTTATCTCCCTTATTAGGGAAGATAAGCCACTACCCAATAGGGTAGTCAACAGACTCAATCTCTTTATGGAGTCTGACTCTTATTTGCTCCACGTGCTACCACGTGATTGGGCAGATAAGACGGAGGTCGGGGTTGTGACCCGAGACCAACGGCTTTCGCTATTAATCAAGCGAAAATTGGATGCGTGGAACACATCCATACCACATAGAGTTATCTGTGTGGATCCTGCCATGTACATGATAGGCAGGGCCTTCGAGGTTATACCCGAAGACACACCGCTTCTTGAAGACCCAGGAGCGATGCTTCATGTGGACTACAATGAGTTCACTGATGGGATGCCTCATGATGAGGACATCTGGGATAGAGAAATTACTATCCGGACTACTGCACGGGGTGCAGTAATCATGACTACGAAGTAGTCTCGTCACATTTGATCTGTGATAGATATATGACGATTCGGGGCTTTGCC